TCTTTTTCTGTTTCATTACCCATTGTGGGGGCTTTTGGCATTTTGGTGAGCATTTGGGAAACTCCTCCTAGTAACATTGATGCCCCCATTGCTCCAACTGTCATTGCTGTAGCAGAGCCAACCAATCCTAAGCCGATAGGACCTAACGCAAATGCAGCCCCAATTAACGCCACACCTAACACCGCTTGAAAAATACCACCGCTTTTCGCTCCTTTGACAACAGGGGTAAAATGAATGGTTTGCCCTTTCTTCAGGCAATAAAAAAGCCCTTTTTCAAGGGCTGATGGGTCTAAATACTGCTTACCGATACGGACTTTATAAACACCGTCTCGCAACGCTTCACGCAATCCTTTAAGCTGTGAACACAGAGCACGAATTGCCTCAGCGATGTCTTTAACTAAAATTTTAAAATCTGTGCCGAATGTTTTAAGGTGTCCGTAAAATTTAACTGTAATCATAGTTACCACCAACGAATAGCAGTGATAAATTCAGGGGCTTTCCAGATGAACGCAAACAAAAAGAGAATTATTGCGGCTGTCCACATTGTTTTTCTGATTTCTTTTGGGGTAATATTTATTGCTTCCATAAGAACTCCTAGAAATTTGAATGTAAATCGTTTATCATTCATTTAATTTATGTCCTCTTAGTTAGGTAAGTGGATATGAAAAACCCCGAAGTGCTGCAAACGCTTCGGGGTTTGTTTTTGTTACAAGCGGTCATTTTTTGTTAGTTATTTACAGCAATATCATTCAATATGCCATCAAAATCTAACTTCTCCGCCAGTTTATGCCGCCAAATACTGTGGGTATGGCGTAACCAGTAGCCGTCGTATAAATCACGCTTAGATAATCGGTTGGGGCTATGATGGACTACCATCTGATCGCCAATGTAAATGGCAGCGTGGTTCGGCACATCAGCACCTACTTGCATTAAAATCACATCGCCGATTTGTGGGGTTTCCACTCGCTCAAAGCCTTGCCCTTGAATATTATCCAAATAGAGATTTTGCCCGGTATGCCACCAGTCATCTTGTCGCTCGAACTCGTCCATCTCGTAACCGGCAAGCATATAGGCATCACGGTAGAGCGTGTAACAATCCATTGTACCGTGTTTAAACTCACGCCCGATTAAATGCGGCACATTCCTGAATTTATGGATTTTTTGATTATGTACCAGCCACCAATCTAAACCGGTCTGTACTTGCATTTTGCGATCAAGGGTAGAGAGTACCGGCTTGCCGTTTGGCTCAGGGTGTGAATGAACTACCGCCACCAGCTCGCCTTGTGCTTCTGCTTTGATGTAATCAAGATCAGAGATTTCAAAGTAATTGGCTTTGTCTTCCGCTTGGTTTTCGCAAGGGATAAATCGATTTTTATTGCCGTCAAAAACAACAAAGCCGCACATTTCGTGCGGTTCGTGTTGGAGGGCGTAGTCGATTATTTGTTGTTCCAATTCCATTCATTACCCCAATTTATTCACCGATACAAATCCACCAAAATTACGCTGATTGCCTCGCAATTCACAACCGTTCAGGCAATGGCTGCATTTATCGGCTTTTGGGTCTGATGTTGCCTTGTCTTTTTCATCAAAATACTGCTTGCCGGTGTAGCCACATTCCGCCGAGCGGTAAATCCAAGTGCAGGTGTCCGCCATAATAATTCTGCTGGGGATTTTGGCATTATCGGTTTCAATCGGCAACGCAAGCGTAAAAGTAGCAGTCTCTCGTGTGAGGCTTGAAAGTTGCTCAATCACAAAATGGCTGATGATTTCCTGATTAGGATCGGCTTTGGCATTACCTCCAGCAAAGTTTACTGCATCTAAATATTGGGCGTAAACCTGATGACGGCGAACAATCGCACCGATACATTCGTCAAACTGATTAGCAATACCCGTAACTAAGCCAAACAGATTTGATAGCGTAAGAGTAGGGCGATTGCTTGGGCCGCTGCTGTTACGCTCAAATCCTGTTGCCTCGATGGGGTAAGGGTCGTAAGTTCGACCTTGCCAGACAATACTTGTTTTGAGTTCATTTAGCCCAGAATAAAAGCGGTAAACTGAACCAGCATTACCGCTTTTATCCTTTAATGTGCGTAAGTCCACCTCGTACAAATCAAGCATTGCATTTTGCTCAAGTTTGGCAAGGTCGAGTTTCATTTGATTGGATATGCTAACAGGCATTAGGGTACTTCCTTAAAGGTTACACTAAATTCCCAATGGTTTAAGCCAACCATTTTTGCGGGCCAACTGCTACACACTACCTTTTTGTTTTGTTGTGTGTACGGATCTTTAAAGTAAAAAGGGGAAACACCACGATGTTTGGCAAAAAATGCCTCCACCGCTAAATGTTCCCCCTTTTTCACTTTGATTGTGCCTGTATAGGCTCGTAATAAATTGTTTAAGCCTTTGGGCGAGCGTTGGGTATAACCATCGCCGAATTTGACTTCCATTATTTCAGGGGTATTTTCAACCGCTAAATCGGTGCGAACACACCATTTTAATGTTTCCATTAGGCAAATACTCCTCCAGCTCTGAAGTTGTTTTGGATCATACCGTTTGCCTCCTGTCGGGCAATTTCACGCATTAACTCAACGGTAATTTGCATTTGATCGCCTTGCTGTTTCTGGCTGACTTTTGCATCAACCGGCTCTCCGTTATTAATCACCTGAACACTGATATTACTTTGAGCTGATTTAGGTTGATAAGATGAGGATGGCACTCTCGGCACAGCAACGCCACCACCGCTGGAAAACCCTCGTTTGCCATAGTTAAGATAGTTTAGGTAATCCAAACCAAGACGAGCGGTTGCCTCTTTGGTGATGACGTATTCCCCTTTGTGGACGATACCCGCTGGGGTGTATTTACCACCATCGCCGGTGTAGCCACCTGTTGCCCAAGTACCTAACCCATAAACAGCATTACCATTTACCGTTGTAGTCGGTCCTTGGTAGCCAAACAACATAGTTGCACCTTGTTTGATAGCATTAAATAACATCATTTTGATAATCATTTTGCTAAGATCAGATAATATGGAATTAGCAAAACTACGGAAATCCGCTTTACCTGTCATCACAAAATTAGTCAAGCTATCCGCCATACCGTCAAAGGTATTTTGAGTAATATTGGCAACATTTGCCGCTACATTGCTGACATCAGCTTCGATATTATTCAAACCATCTAACATACCTTGTTTAAAGCTGCCACGAGCTTGTTCTGCTTGTGCTTGGATTTCCGCTCGACGTTCTTTTAGCTTAACGATTTCCTGGTCTAACTTCGCAATATTTTCATCAGCCATACCGATTTTGAGCCGAGCTGCTTCAAGATCTAATTCGTGGTTGTACTGCATTAACTCTTGCTCTTGGCGGGTTTTACCGAGCAAGGTTAATTCAAACTCCATTGCTTTGAGTTTCTCACCGCCATTGTAGGCAAATTGAGAAATAGCGACTTGTTGCTGGGCGGACTCTAACTGACTGGCTAACTCTTTAAGCCTTGCGACACCTTGCTCACCGTAGCCTTTGTATTTTTCGGCATTGATCGCAATATCTTCAGTCAGTTTACGCACTTCTTGGTAGTCGGAGACTTGCCCGAAAATCGCGATATCTGAAGCATTGGCTTTTAAGCCTGCCAAACGATTTGTCATCTCCGCCACTTGGTTTTGATAACTTTGTTGCTTTTTAGCCGCTTTTTCTGCCTCTTTTTCGGCTTTGGTTTTTCCACCCTTGCCCTTAGGGGCATTTTGCAACGTAAATTGTTGCTCATATGCTGCTTTTAGTCGCTCGTATCCGGCATCGCCCTCTTTCATACCTGATTTAATCAGAGCGTCTTTTACTTGCAATGCGATTTTATCTTTACCTTTAGCCGAACCAATCGCATTGTTACGTTCAATTTGCTCGATTTTTTCAAGATGTTTAGGATCGATAATTGCAGCACCGTTAGCATCCAGCTTCATACTTGACAGATTAGCGACTAGAATAGCCGCTCTCATAGCCTCTCCGGCAACGCCACCAAGAGCATTAGCAATGTTATTAGTAGCAATAACCATCTCCGGTGATTTGACGGTAAAATTACCGATAGCAATATTTAAGCCATCAACTTTGATTTGGCTTTCATCAATGTGAGGATATAATTTAACAAATTCCTCTCGTAGGTTAGCAATCGGAATATGAGCTTTTAAGGCTTCTTGAGCCTCTAAGCTAGAATTCAAGGTTTTTTGAGCTTTTTCAGCATCAGCAGTAACTAATGTTAATTCTTCTTGTTTTTTCGCAAGCTCTTCCGCACTCATCGTAACACGCACAGTGCCGGCAAACGCATCCTCATAAACCGTAGCTCCTTGCTCTATTTCTCGTGTAAGTTCAGCTTGGCGTTGTTTCAGATTAGCTAATGCTGTTTCCTGTTCTTTGATCGAACGAGACAATTTAACCATTTCTGCATCAGTTTGAGCCTTAGTCATTTTTTCGATATTGACTCGAACAGAGTCTAAGCTGTCAGCGTAGCGGAGGGCTTCTTCACGAGCTGCTTTTTGACTTTCAAAAAATCCCCAAAGGGCAGTACCGGCAGTTGTAGCCACCATTGCGAGTGTCATTAATGGGTTAGACAGTGCTGCTGCTTTCAGTAAATTCAATTCAGCTCTTGCAGCCGCTAAAACACCATTCATTGCTCTGGTTGTTGTGGTTGCTGTGATCATACCTGCACTCATTGCACTTTGAGCAACCGCATTTTCAGCATACGCCACTTTGAGAGCCTGCTTTGCTGCAATTTGCTGGCGTTCAACCGCTATTTTCTGTTGTCCGAGCGTGATTTCCTTTTGATCTAAGGCTTGTAATTCGGCGGATAACGCTAATCTTTCCGAACGAGTTGCAGCCGCTTGAATTGCCACTGCGATTTCTTCCCGTTCTTTTGTAATTTTCTGCTGTTTAACTGCAATTGCCTCTAATTCGGCTTTATTTTGATTGTAGGTTTGTAATGTTTGTTCCAGTTTTAAAGCGGTTTGTTGAGACAGTCCTACTAACTCTTGCTGACGAATCGCCATTGCCTGTTGGCGGGCTTGATTTTCAGCAATAATTGCTTTTTGATTTTCATAAATAGCCGCTCTTGACTCGATAAATGGGCGTACATTCATATAGCCTTTAAAAAGAGCAAAGGCTCCACCGGCGACAAGTACCGTTTTAGCAACCGTGTCAAAATTAGCATTTAACGCATTCAGAACGGCAACGGCTTTCTGTGACACACCAACGGTACTATCCATTTCGCCAACCCACTTTTCAGCCGCAGTTGAAAGATTTTGCATTGCTCCACTAATTGTAGTGGTTGTTTTGGCGTACTGTCCGTTTACATAACTCTCTGCTTTTTTTAGCCCCTCAATCATTTTTTCAGCCGACATCTCACCGTTATCCACCATTGCTTTAAGTTCGGCAGTAGTAATTCCTAACCCTTTGGCAATCGCCTGAATAACAGACGGTGTTTGGGTCATCAATGAGTTAAATTCTTGGGCTTTGAGCTTACCCATTAACAACGATTGGCTGAATTGCACTAGGGCGTTTGAAGCGGTTGCCGAACTTGCACCAGAGATCGCCACTGATTTCGCCACCGTTTCCGTTAGTTTTGCCACATCGTTTTGAGAAATACCGAGCTGTTTTGCATTTTGAGCAAAGGTCTGATAAACCGAAGAGGTTGCCTGTGTAGATTGGGCGGTTTTGAGCGAAATATCATACACCGCCGCCATTGCTCGGGCGTGTTGGGATTCACTTTCGGTGACTAATTTGAGTTTATTACCGAGTTCGGTGTAGCTATTGGCATAACTAATCACTTTACTTGTCGGGAATTGCAACCGATTTGCAATTTGCCAAAAACGTTCTTTTGATACAGAGCTATTAAGATTATTTGCTGCTTGTTCAATATTTTTTAGATATTTTGTCGATCTATCAGCAAATTGACGTGCTTTTTGCTGAGCCTGATCCATATTCACAATGAAGCTGCGAGCAAACTTATTTGCTACTGTATCAGATTGTGCGAATCCAGCTAGTAACTTAGAATTTTCTACATCTAAGGTAATAGTTAATCTGTTTGAGCTACTCACTTTTTCACCCCAAATAAAAAGCCCGCATAAAGCGGGCTAGAATTGATGTTAATTTAGATTTGACGATTATTTTTCATCTCTTCAACTAATTTATCCATTTTGCGGCGATACATTTCGGTATTTCGCCACCAGTATTTATCAAGCAAATAGGCAGTCGGGAAAAGTACTAAGATAGAAGCTATCCACCAGTTCGGCATACTAATAAAGATGCAAGCGACCAAAAATACAATAATTGCAATTTTAATCGTATTAATCATAAAACGGTCTAGTGCTTCAAACATACTTCCCTCCTTCTCTTTGAGGAAATATATATCCAAGAGCAAGGAATTTCAAGCTGTTTTCTTTACCTTTTCGCCAAATAATCTGCCACACCATCATCTTCTATTTCCTCCACCTCATCTGTCCGATTAAAAAACGGCATAAACTCCGCTAATTTTGGAGCTTTGCCTTTCGGATCACGGTTGAACATTGCGGTTAAGTGGGCAAGTTGGGCGGTGCGGTAATCGTCTCGCCATAAGCCGAAAGGCTGTTCTTGGTAGAAAAGCCGATATTCGGCAAAGTGGCGTTCGGGCATTTGTTCGATTTCTTCAAGTGTTTTACCCAGTGCGAGCGAAAGGGTTATTTGGAACTTTCTTCGCTCGCTGAGTCTTTTGGGGCGGACACGGCTTGG